TTATCATAGGAAATCAAATTGCTAGAGTTGGAGTTGTAGAAAATCCACAGCAGTTTAGTTCCACAACATTACTTTCTGCAGATAAAGTAAGTGCACTTGGTGCCATAAAATTAGTAGGTGCAGGATATAGTACTGCAACATTTACTGCTGATTCATATTTTACTCAAACAGTTTCCACTGGAGTCACTGCTGTTGCTAGAGTAATCAATTATGATCAAACTACTGGTGTTTTGAAATATTGGCAAGATAGAGCTGTTGCTGGATTTAATACTGTTGGAACTGCACAGACTCAACCAACATATTCATATGATTTGGTAAATTTCAATTCATCTCCAGGAAGTGGAGGTTCACTAGACATTATTCCAACATCTGGTCAAACATTATCAATTGATTCTGGTTTTTCAGGTATATCTACGATAATAAATAATCGTACATATTATCTTGGTCAGAATTTTACGAGTGGTTTATCTAATCCAGAAGTTAAAAAACATTCTGGAAATATCATTTACGTTGACAATCGCCCTTCTATTACGCGATCGTCAAGCCAAAAGGAAGACATAAAAGTTATCTTGCAGTTCTAAAGAATTATGCCACAAAAAACAAACCTCAATGTAGCACCATATTTTGATGATTTCAATGCTGCTAATGATTATCAGAAGGTATTATTCAAGCCAGGATATCCAGTTCAAGCAAGAGAACTAACTACTCTTCAATCTATATTACAAAATCAAATTGAAAAGTTTGGACAACATTTTTTCAAAGAGGGTGCTAAGGTAATACCCGGAAATGTTTCATATAATCAATTTTATTATGCAATTCAATTACAAAATACATATCAGGGTGTTCCAATTTCTGCTTATGCAGATCAGTTAATTGGGACAACAATTGTTGGACAAAGTTCTGGAGTCAGTGCTTTTGTTGATAGTGTTTTATTGGCAGAAAACTCTGTTAGAGGAAATTTAACACTTTATGTCAACTACATAAATTCAAGCACAACTAATAACTCAACCCAAACCTTTTTTGACGGAGAACTTCTAACCTGCAATGAGGTTATATCTTCTGGGTTATTGGGAAATACTACAATTGCTGCGGGAACTCCATTTGCTTCTACTCTGGCAAATTCTGCAGCTGCTACTGGATCAGTTTTTCAAATCGAGCAAGGTATCTATTTTATACGTGGAAACTTTGTAAATGTAAATAGAGAAACTTTATTGCTTGATCAATATTCAAACACGCCAAGTTATAGAGTTGGACTTTTTATTGATGAAGAAATCGTTAATTCAGATTTGGATCAATCTCTTAACGATAATTCTCAGGGATTCAATAATTTTGCAGCACCTGGTGCAGATAGACTTAGAATATCTACAAGTTTATTTAAAAAATCTCTCAATGATTTCAATGATGACAATTTTGTTTTACTTGGGACAGTAATTAATGGAGTTCTTCAAGCAAAACCACCACTTAAAGGTGATTTTGGTGGAGGACCAGGATATCTTGAGATTAGAGATACTTTAGCAAGAAGAACTTTTGATGAATCTGGAAATTATTTTGTAAAACCATTTGATATTACTATCGTCAACTCTTTAAATAATGGTTTAGGTAATGGTGGAATATTTAATTCTGGACAATTCACTCCAACTGGATCTACTCCAACAGATGGATTAGCACTTTGTAAAGTTGCTCCAGGTAAGGCATATGTCAAAGGATTTGAAATTGAAACGATAAACGCAACGTATCTTGATTTACAAAAACCAAGATCAACAAAAACTATTGAAAATCAAAATATAGCATATAACACAGGTCCAACATTTAAAGTTAATAGGGTTTATAGATCACCATCAGTAGGTTTTGGAACATATATTGTAAGTCTTAGAGACCAAAGAGTTGGTTCTGATCAAGAGTCAGCACCTGGAACTGAAGTTGGATTAGCAAGAGTTTATGATTTTAGGTTAGAATCCGGTTCTTATGATGCATCAAATGGAGATGTCAACCAGTGGGATCTTGCTTTATATGATGTACAAACGAACGTCAATATCTCTTTAAATCAACCAACAACATTATCGGTCCCAACACATGTAAAGGGTGCCAATAGTGGGGCAACTGGATTTTTAAGGTATGCAGTGTCTGCTGGAACAGCAGCAACTGTTTATGAATCTGAAGGTACCTTTATTCCAAATGAAAAACTAATCTTCAATGGTATTGAAAATGGTAGGATTGCTGTAGCAATTACTGAGCGTGGTATTTCCGAAGTCAAATCTGTTTATGGAATGGAGGGATATGATGGCGATCCTTCTACAGTTGGTGTTTCAACATTTAGTGCTGATGTAATCCAATCAACAAAGTTTACTGTTGGTATTGCTACAGTTAGTGTTTTATCTGGCGGAATAAGCACAATTACCGGAAGAAAAAGAGGATTTCCAGGAACAATTGTTAAAGAAAATGATTTAGTAGAATATAGTGATACTACTCCAGGATTGAGAAATGATCCCATTTTTGCAAGAGTTGTTAGTGTTGGGACAACTGAAATAACAGTAGAACAGGTTGCTGATGTAGCAGGAGTTTCTAGCTCATTCCTTCCATCATCCACTTTAAGTGTAACAGATTTAAAAGTTCTTCAAACTCAACTTGCACCTTCTTCAGATTCATCTTTATACACTCCATTAGGCAATCCAAATGTTTCTAATGTTAACATTTCAAATACAACTTTAGTAATTAGAAAAACTTTTAGTGTTGATATTGCAGGTAATGAGTTGTCCTCAGAGGTAACTGCTGATACTGATGAAGTGTTTTTGCAGTTTGATGAAGAGAGATATTTGTTGACCAGATCAGATGGATCTACAGAAGTCTTAACTGGAGACAAATTTGATATTGGTGCAGATGGTAAGACTTTACAAATTCGTAATCTTGGAACAAATGATACTGGTGCTACTTTAGTTGCAACATTAAATAAAACCAATCCGAAAGCAAAAGTTAAAATCAAAAATAGAGTAAACTCTATTGTTGTTGATAAATCAAAACTAGAGGGATCTGGAATTGGTACGACAACTTTAAACAATGGACTTACATATGGAAACTTTCCCTTTGGAACAAGAGTTGAAGATGAAGTAATTTCCTTGAATTTCCCTGATATTATAGATATTCACGGAATTTACGAATCTGCTGATACCTCCAATGCCTCTGCACCTAGCATGGCATTACTATCCATCAATAGTGCTTCAACTACTACTGCAGAGTTATTGATTGGAGAAAGGTTAGTAGGTCAAACCAGCGGAGCAATAGCAATAGTAGCAGAAAAACTTAGTGATTCTTCTATCACATATATCAATAAAACTGAAACTTTATTTGTTGAAGGTGAAACTATTAGATTCCAAGAATCAAATGTTTCTGCAGTTATTTCCAGTATTGATTCTCCAAGTTTCAATATTTCTTCAAACTATACATTCAAGACTGGTCAAGAAGACACTTTCTATGACCAAGGTCGTATTTTAAGAAGGAAAGATAGATCTGCTCCTGAAAAGCAGTTGAAAATATACTTCTCAAATTCAACATTCAGTTCAACAGACACTGGAAATGTTATTACTGTAAACTCATATACCAACTATGATTATGGAACAGAAGTCAAGACTATAGACGGATATAGAAACTCTGACATTATTGATATTAGACCAAGAGTTTCTACTTATACGGTAGCAGATGGTTCCAGGTCTCCTCTTGAATTCTTAGGTAGATCATTTGAAAATACTGGACAAAATTCCACACCACTTGCATCAGATGAGGCAATACAGTTAGATTACTCATATTATCAAGGAAGAATTGATAGAGTATATTTGTCTAAAGATGGTAGATTCCAGGTAATCTATGGAACTCCTTCAGATGATCCACAAAAACCAGAACCAATCGATGATGCTATTGAACTTTGCACAGTAGTTCTTCCACCATATCTCTATAATCCTGAGGATGCTCAACTTGCATTCTTAGATTATAAGAGATATCGAATGAAAGATATCAAGAAACTTGAAGATAGAATAAGAAGTCTTGAGTATTATACTTCATTGTCTTTACTTGAAAAAGAAACTGCAAACTTCTTTATTCCCGATGCAGATGGTTTGAATAGATTTAAATCTGGTTTCTTCGTAGATAACTTTAATGATTTCTCTACACAAGAAGATGGTGAGACAATTAATAATTCTATTAGTAGAAAGTTTAATGAACTAAGACCAAGACATTATACAACTTCAGTTGATATGATACTTGGACCAGTTGTTGGTGCAAATACAACTGATGATGTTGATTTTGGTACTATTGAAGGTAATAATATTAGGAAGCAGTCTGGGGCATTGACATTAGATTATGCTGAAGTTGAGTATTTGAAACAGACATTTGCAACAAGAACTGAAAGTGTTACTCCTTTCTTAGTCAGTTTTTGGAATGGAACTGTTGAGTTGACTCCAGCATCTGATAACTGGGTTGACCAGGCAAGACTTGAACCAAAGATTATTCAAAGAGAAGGAAATTACACAGAAACATTTAATAGATTAGCAGAAAGTGGAAGAATTGACCCACAAACAGGATTTGCTCCTATTATTTGGGATTCTTGGGAAACTAATTGGACAGGCATTGAAGATGTTGTAGAGTCAACTGAAACACAAGTTATTAGTGGCGGTCCAGATGAAGTTGTAGAACGCAGAAGAGGTAGGCGCAGGAGGGGTCAAGCAACGGAATTCTTTAGAAATGTAAGAGACACTATTGTTGAAGTAACTTCTACAACAAGAACAGAGGTTGGAACTCAAACCAGAAGTGGTGTTAGAACTCTTATTTCCGAACAGTTTGAAGAAGTTTCTAGAGGAGATAGAATTGTAAGTAGAGATCTGGCTGCTTTTATGAGACCCAGAAATATTGAGTTTGTTTCTAAGAGAGTCAAACCTTTAACAAGACTTTATGCTTTCTTTGATGGTGTCAATGTATCCAGATACTGTGTTCCAAAACTTTTAGAAATCACAATGACTTCTGGAACTTTTGAGATTGGAGAAACTGTAGTCGGTCGAATGATTACAACTGGTCTTGCAACACCTATCAGTTCTGATGTAAAGGCTTTCATTAAATTTAGAGTTGCTCAATCTAACCATAGAGAGGGTCCATACAACTCTCCAACAAAAACATATTCATCAAATCCATATAATACTCAAGATTTAGCACCTACATATTCGTCAACATCCACTATCTTGAATATTGACATCGCATCTCTTTCTGCTGAAGCACGAGGGGATTTCTTTGGATTTGTAAAAGAAGGAATGGTGCTCAGGGGCAGCACAAGCGGTGCCTTAGCAACAGTAACCAATGTAAGACTTATTTCAGATATTTCTTCAACCTTGATTGGAAGTTTTTACATTCCAAATGGAAATAATATTGCTAACCCAAGATTTGAAACAGGAGTTAAAACCTTTACCCTTGTTGATGATATTGACAATAATCAAAATTTCGCATCAACAATTGCTGAGGAATCCTTTACTTCTGCTGGAACTATTGAAACTGTTCAAGAAAATATCGTTTCAGTTAGAAATGCAAGGATTGAGACAAGAAACGAATTGCAAAGTAGAGTTGTTAATAGAGATCTTGGAACAGAGGTTGTAAGAAATGTAGTTGGTGAATCGGTAAGAAGACAAAGAACACGTATTACGTTCTTTGATCCTCTTGCGCAATCTTTCTTGGTAGAGGATGATACTGGGGTATTCCTGACAAGTTGTGATGTATTCTTTAGATCTAAAGATGATGGAGATATTCCAGTTGTTGCTCAACTTAGAACCATGGAAAATGGTTCTCCAACTACAAGAGTTCTTCCCTTCTCTGAAGTAGTTTTAGACCCTAGCGAGGTTTTAACATCTGCCGATGGTTCTATAGCAACGAACATTCAGTTCAAATCTCCAGTATACCTGGAAGGTGGAACTGAGTATGCTATATGTCTGCTATCAAACTCAACCAAATACACAGTTTACATTTCCAGAGTTGGAGAAAATGACCTTCTTACTGATACATTTGTTTCAACTCAACCATATCTCGGTTCTCTATTCAAGTCACAAAATGCTTCGACTTGGGAACCAAGTCAGTGGGAAGATCTTAAGTTTACTCTTTTCAGAGCAGACTTTGTTGGAAATGGTTCTGTAGAATTCTATAGTCCAGAACTTACAGAAGGAAATCGACAGATTGCACCTCTAAATCCAGACCCAATCATTTTGAACTCCAGACAGATTAGAGTTGGTCTTGGAACTACAGTAGCAGATTCTTATGAGATTGGAAATACCTTCTCACAACAGACAACAAATGCTACTGGTGACCTTGTAGGTACTGCTGGATCAGCAGTTGGAAATCTTTCCATCACCAATGCCGGTCTTGGATTTACTCCAGCAGATGGTAGTCGTACTTTTAGTGGAGTCAATCTTGTAACCCTTTCTGGAAATGGTAGAGGTGCTACTGCAGACATTAGTATAAGTAACGGATCTATTGTTGCTAATGGCGCGACGATCGTTAATGGAGGATCTGGATATCAAGTTGGAGATGTTCTTGGCATCACTACAATTGGTATTGCCTCAATGGGCAGAAATGCAAGATTGTCTATCACAGGAATTGGAATAACAAACGAACTCATATTAAATAATGTTCAAGGTGAATTTGTTGTTGGTTCTGCTAAAACACTAATGTATGTCAATAGTTCTGGAATCACAACTGAACTTAACTATAACGCAGATAGGGGTAAGGGAGATGTTCAGATTTCTACTATCAATGTCGATAGCGATGGATTGCATTTGAATGTAAATCACCAAAATCATGGCATGTATTTTACGGAAAATCAAGTTAGGGTTTTGGGAGTAATGGGTGATGTAAAACCAACAAAACTCTCTATAGAACTTCCATCTGAATCTACTGACGGTATTGTTGTTTCTTCTGCATCTTCATTTACAACCTTTGAAAATGTTGGAGTTGGAACAACTAATGTTGGATATATTAAGATTGAAGATGAAGTTATTCAATACAGTAATGTGAATGGAAATACTCTTGGAGGAGATATTGTAAGAGGATCTAATCCAAGGACATATCCCATAGGAACTCCAGTATACAAATATGAACTCGGTGGAGTAAGTCTTCAACGAATTAATAAAACTCATAACTTTGCAGATGTAACTGAGCCTGACCCATTCACATTTGATTCGTATAAAATTAAACTTGATATGACTTCTACAACCGGAGATGACAGAACTCCAAATAGAAGTGTTGACACAAGTTTCGCAAAACTCTATGTGGGTACTACGAAACCTGCTGGTGGATATGAAGTGAAAGCAACTCAAAACATCCCCTTTGAGTTGATAAGACCCAATGTACAAAATCTCACAGTTCCTGGTACTTCCATTACTGCCGAACTTAGGACAACATCCGGTAAGAGTTTTAGTGGCAATGAAATACCTTACGTTGATAAGGGGTTTGAAAATATTACTATCAATAAGAGGAATTACTTTGATACCCCAAGATTGATTGCATCTAAAGTCAATGAGGATGCCAATCTAACAACCATTGAAGGGAATAAATCTATGAATATGAGATTATTCCTGTCTACTACAGATACTAGACTTACACCTGTTATTGACACACAAAGGGTTAGTGCAATACTGACATCTAACAGAGTCAATAACATAATTGAAAATTATGCAACAGATCCAAGAGTTGATACACTTGGAGAAGATCCAACAGGATGTCAGTATATTTCTAAAGAAATTGTATTGGAAAATCCTGCATCTTCAATCAAGGTCATTCTTGCTGGTCACCTGACTGATGTAAATGATATTAGAGCATTCTACTGCATCAACAACAAACCAGGTCTTGAACCAATCTTTACACCATTCCCTGGATATAAGAATATCGACTCTGGTGGTCAAATTATCTCTGTAGAAGATAACAATGGTGAATCTGATGTATTGGTGACTAAGTCAAATAATTATGTGTTTAATAGTAGAAATGCTGATTATAGAGAATATACATTCACTGTAGATCAGTTGCCTTCATTTAGAACTTATAGAATAAAAATAAACTTGACTTCTACAAATCAATCATTTGTTCCAAGAGTTAAGGATCTTAGAGTTATTGCTTTAGCCTGATATGGATTTTTATGGATTAGAGGGTCATAAGGATCTCGCAAGAGATCCTGATACTAATGCAGTTGTTAATGTAAATGGATTAGATTATCAGCAATACCTCTCAAGACGCAAAATAAAAACTGAAAAGAATCAAAAAACACATGATATTGAACAAGAAGTTGCTAAAATGAAAGGGGATATTGATGAAATCAAATCTTTATTAAAGGAGTTATTAAATGGATCACGAAACAATTAAATTAAATAACTTAGCAAAAAGTTTTGCATATCAAAAGATTGCATCTGATATAGATAGTTGTGATGATCGGGAAACTTTAAAGAATATTGCAAAATCTTTTTGCAAACTTTATTATAAACAGCAAGAAACTATACAAATAATAGGTATTCCAGATGGCATCTAAAACAGTTACTTTTGATCCAGATTCGGGAGTTCCTTATGGAGTCAATCTGACCATTTATGGCGGATCAGATTTTGTTGCAAACTTAAATGTAAAGACCACTTCCAGTGCATCTTTTGATCTGACAGATTATAGTGGAACTGCTGCAATGTCAAAAAGTGTTGCAGTTGGAGCAACACTTGGTATCACAACAAGTTTTACAGTTGGATTTACTAGTGCTTTTGATGGAAAACTAAAACTTTCCTTAACAGGAGCACAAACCAGAACTCTTTCTGAAGGAAGATATTATTATGATGTGCTTCTCACTGGAGATACTGAATCGGAAGATATTTTGAATACAAGTATTTCTGTGGGAAGCACTGCTGGAATTGGAACAACGTCTTTCTTTTTAAATAAAACAACCAATGTTGCAGTTGGCGATTCTATGTCTGTTGGAGCAGCAATCACCAGCGTTCCTGTGGTTTCTGTTGGAGCGACTGGAGTTACTATCGGAGTTGCAAATACTTCACCTTTAGAGATTTTTCCCGGTACTGCGGTTACTTTTGTGAGAACGGGAACTGCTACAACAATTTACTCCTTAGTTAAAGGAAATATTTACGTCTATA